CCTGACGCTACCCACCTCTGCGCGCTCACAGGCGCGTTGCCACACGCCGTTCGTCACGCTGGTGCGACTACCCATAGGCTTCCCGTTTCGCTTCGTGAAGACGTACTCAGGAGCCTGTCGTCGCTTCGACTGGATATCCCTCTGCTCTTGCAGGATCTTCATTGCCTCTTCAGACATGGGCACAAACAACTGCTTGCCCGCCTTCATCTTGGATGCCTTGATGTTGATCATGCCGTCCTGCACTTCGCTCCACATCAGATCCCTGACGTTCGATACACGCAGGCCAGTAGCCAGCGCAAACCGAGCCATGGATGACTGAAGCTTGGGCAGGGTGAACAGGAGACGATGCACATCTTTCTCCCCCAAGACTCTGGGTTCTCGCGCATCTTCGCTGGTGTTGAGATTCTCGAAGGCTGGGACGTGTTGCGCCTCGATCAACCCACGCTTGTTCTTCGCGTAGTTGAGCACAGCAATAAAGTAGCGCAACCGAGAATTGATGGTCGCACTCTTAAAGCCAAGCTCCTGTAGATCTTCGACGTAATCAGTCACGTCGCACACTCCGAAGCTGTCGATTGGCCGATCACCGTAACGATTGATGGCATCCTCGATAGCCTTTTTGGCCGCCGGACTTTTGGGCCTTCCTAGCCGCTTGCTCGGTTGCTTGATATAGCGCTCAGCTACCTCCCTGAACGCGACAGTTTCGCGGTTATTCATAGTCTTTCCCCTCTTCGAGGAAGCTGTCGCCGAACCGCTTGTCGATAGTACCCCATCTTGGTCGGGTCTTTCTAACCCTTAGCTGTTCGGCCCTGTAGATAGCTTCATCTCTGGTCATGTATTCACTGCCGACTTGCCAGACCTCGTCCCCGTGCCCGTTGCGTGTGCGCAGTATTTCTGTTGTCTCCGAGTTCAGCCGTACTGGTATGACTGGGCGATAGTGCATCCTGAGTAATGTCACCCATCGCTTTTCTGGAAACTGCCGGTTAAGATCATCGATGTGCTTCAGTTTTACCCTGAGAGCCGCACCCTTTTTCTTATCTGGCTTTTTTCCCGATTCTGTTTCCTCTAGATATTTTCGCGCCCGCAGGCGCTCTAATTCTGATAAGTCCATTGATGCGTCTCACCGGCTTCCCTTCCTGCTCTGACCCGCAACGCGAGCACTCAGTCTCTTCAACGAAGTATTGCTTGACCCCCGTGAAGTAAATCTCCACATCCTGCACTGTCACCGGAGCCTGATGCCCGTCCGCCAGCGCAATCTCCATTGCGCTTTCGTCACCCTCTGTAATCTCTAGAAGAGCAACACATCCCTTAGCGGTTTTATAAATGCCCTTCAGCATCACGCGAACGTCGGCGGTTTCAGAAGGATTCTTCTGATCAATACTCCTGCCGACGTACACGGACTGCCCGATGCCCCTCCCCAGAGTCAGGCTTTTTAAATTAGTGTCGGCTCTCATGATTAACGTGCTTCACTATAAACAGACTGGGGCCACGCATTTCCCCACATCCTTGTAGGAATCATGAGTTGATCGCGGGCCGACGCCGCGCTTAGGAGTGCCCCAGCCTTTGTTCTCAAAACGGGATGTCTTCGCTCTCTGCAAAGTCGTCCTGCTTGGGTGCGGGTTCGACATTGAATTCGGGCGGCAGGCCACCGTTTGCGGCTTCAACAACCTGAACGGCATTCAGGTAAGTCGGCACACCGTGCTCTCCGGCATTGCCGTACTTGAAGGCCACCTTCACCTTTGAGTTGTATGGCACCTCCCCCTCAAATGGCTGGCCAGAGCCATCCACAACGCGCACCTCATACTGCGAGGTAAACTTGCGTTGCTTCTTGCCGTCGTACTCACGAACCTTGACCCCGTTCGACTCCAGCTTCTTAGCGGTGTCATCATCAAGAGTGATCGTCAAAGCGTACCGCTCTGTACTCTTGTTCTTGTATTCCTCGAACTTGGTCAGGTGACTGAAGTTCGTGGTTCCTTCCACAACTACTTGACTCATTTTTACTCTCCAATCTTCACTTTAATTTGTCGTGTATTCGACGTTGATCTGAAGTCATCGATGTCATGACCACCGGCCAGTAGCGCGGCGTCACCCCCGAGGGCTTCAAATGCTTTGCGGTATTCAAACGTGGGCTTGCGGTATATCACCTGAACCTTGGCCACGCCGTCTGTCACGTTCTTTCCGTATTCATCAGCGACGACTTTCTTCATGTCATCGACAGTGCGTCTGAGCTTCTCCATGCGAATAAGAGTTTCCGCGTTTTCTAGTTCCAGCTTGGAGAGTTCAGTCAGCGCGGCAGAAAGGATCGACAGCGCGTCATTCTCAACCACCTCATATATGTCTTGCGCCGACTCCGTGTGCTTCTTGCGACGGGTCGGGCTGTCATGCTCCGCGAGGATGAACTCATGCCACTCTGCGTACAGGTCAATCCTCGGCACAGTCCCAGCTTTCGGAACAGGCAGGAGAGATCCTGAGAGATCCTCATGAAGCCACTGTTCATCCCTGTGCAACCGTTCGATGTTGTACTCAGGATGCGCATCAGCGTGAGGCGCGAGGTAGCAAATGAAGTCCAACCAATCCACCTGACACACTTCCATAACCAGTTGGCACTGGCGCAGGTACATCTTCTTCTTCTCGTCGAAGACAGAGTAGGGTGCCTTGGTGAAGCGCGGGTACGGACACTTAATTTCTATCGCACCATCCAGTCCGACAAGGCCGTCAGGTGACGCGCCAAGGAACTCGTACATGGGGTGTACGACAAAGTCCGTTTCATCAACGATTACGTTGAATGCTTTCTCATACCACTGTTTCGCGACTGGCTCCATTGCATGGCCGTGCTCTACAGCGGGGTTCATCTTGAATTCTGAAGGCGCTCCGGCGAGGTCTCTGACCATCGAACGTAGCAGGTCTTCTTGCTTTTGGTAGGGGTTACAATTTTCTAAGACGCCTACGGCAGTGCCGCTGATCTTTCCTCGCCTTTGCTCCAGCCAAGCGGCTGAACCTTGCTCAACCGCTCCGCTCATCGCCCACCTCGCATCTCTTTAAACCATGGTCCGTAGTTCTGTATGTAGTAACCCACGTTGGCGGGGTAAAAGTTCTTTTTCATTTCCATTTCCTTTCTTTTTTCAGTTCACTCCACCGACTTTCTAGTTCGTCCATGTCTAGCTTTCGCGACTTAAATCCACCCTTCACCTTGTTGTAGATGACGCGGGCCTCCTTCTCGGTTTTTGCTTCCAGCACATGCGAGAAAAGTTCGTCTTCCTTGGACTGCTCAGGCTCCTCTGCCTTGCTGTCCTCGGCTTTTTTAAGCGCCTCCTTGACGACGCTCTTGGGTTCTTCGTAGGGGTAGTTTTCTGGGTTAATCCAGAGATCCCAGCCAAGGCCAAGCTCTGCCATGGCTCGGGTGCGACATCGCATCTTGGCGTTGTGAATATCGTTTGCGTTGGGATTGGGGTAGGCCTTGCCTGTGCCGTCCGTAACGGTCTTCGACGCGATCATCGTGACGTCGCCGATAGACATCACAACTCGCACCTCGGCGGTGCCATCCTTAAAGTAGAACACCTCAAGGCCGTCAGGGTTTTCGGAGAAGCTCCACTCGTACTCGGGGTAGTGCGCCATCATTAGTTGATGGGCGTGAGTCCACGGCAGATACGGCAGGTACGTGACGGACCCGTCGTAGTTTTCCGACTGCGAGTGCTTTACGTAATCACAAACCGAGATCTTCGATAGGGTCTCGAAGATCGTCTTCTTATCTGCCTGCATGTTCGCTCCCCTTGGTTAAAGAGGAGTAAAACAAAGCTAAATGGTAGTGTCAACTTATTGTTTTGATATATGTATCGTGAGGCTACACTAGATTTTAACTAGAGAAGAACGGTGCCATCTGCTCTAAATAAGATTGAGCGCCAGCGGGGTCTTCGTAGATATTTGCGCAGAGCAGGGCAGTTTGCTCGACCGAAAGCGTGAGGCCGTTGGCATCGCGATATTCGTGAACTGTCTTGAAGGATCGGACAAGCTTTTCCGCATCGATGGAGTCGCGAGGCCGAGACTGGCCGCTAGTCCACCAGTAAGGATCGACGTCGTAGACATCGCAGAAACGGAATAAAACTTCTGGATCTCTTGGCATTGACCCGCGCATCCATGCGGCAACCGTCGCATCTGATACGCCTACTTCTTTTGCGATAGCTGTCTGAGCGCCATGCTCTGCTATCCCGTGCCTTTTAAGTACAGCCTTGAACCTTTCAGACCTTTGCTCTCTTTTAATTTCAGAGGTTTGGACGGCAAGAGCGACAACAGACATTTTAATTTTTCCTTTTGGGTGGCCAAGGATTGTTCGGCACGGGTTCCACCTGTTTGTACATTTCCAGTAAACACTTGCTGAAAAGTGATGTCAACTTATAATTTACGTTTTAAGTGTCGCATTTGGGGATTTTTAAATAATGATTTCGCGACACTTGCCATGTGACTTGCCCCGTTTTAATATGTGCCATCAGGTTTTAAACATGGCAAACGGGGGCTATGGTGGGCATACGAGAGAAGTTAGGAGAATTCGTATCCAAGCTTGAGTACGCACGAAGCACTGGGGATAACAAATACCGCGCAAGATGTCCGGCGCACAACGACAAAAGCCCCTCCCTTGATATCCAAATAGGCCGTACTGGCGCAATCATTATGATCTGCCGGAGCCATGGATGCGCCCCGAAAGATATTATGGAGTCAGTGGGGATGTCTGAGAATGATCTGTTCCCCGACGATCCCTACACCCACCGCGAGGGATTCCGCAGGCCCAAAAATTGGGTGCCGGAAGATGACGAATTCATTGTCCGCATTGGCCTTGACCAGCCACGCAACCAGCTCAACAAGCAGGAATGGGAGAAGTTTCAGGCCGCAGTCAAACGTGAGTCTCGCCGACTGAACTGCAACGCGCTGGAGTTCTACAAGAAGAACGCTTGGAGCCGCAAAGCATGAAGTGGTTCAAGCTGTACCCCGAGATCGCTAACCATCCCCGCCTAAGAATCCTGTCCTTCGAGGACCGTTGGCACTACATCTCCCTGATGTGCGCCAAGGCAGACGGGACGCTCGATCAGCCTAACGAAAAGCTCCGTGACCAGATGCTGTCAGTTCATCTGGGCCTCACGCCTGTCGAGATGGGGCAGGTCAAGGAGCGCTTGATGGACGTGGAGTTGATCGCGGATGACTGGGACATCATCAACTGGGAAGACAAGCAGAGTTCTGACGCGACGGGAGCGGCTCGAAAGAGAAGGCAACGCGCAAGAGAGAAGCTCGCTAAAGAAGAAGAATTAAGAAATAAGAATAAAGAACAGAACGTGACAGTCACGGGACAGTCACGGGACATCGAAAAGGATGAGGCTATAGAGAGAATCTGGAAGCTCTTCCCCAAGAAGGTGGCCAAGTCCAAGTGCGTCAAGAAGTTAGAGCGCCTCGACACTGCCACGTTGGGTTTGATTGAGAAGGATCTCAGCGCCCGCGTCTGGCCCGCTGAGACGCGCTACATCCTGAACCCAGAAACCTACATCAACCAAGAGCGCTGGCTCGACGAGATCTCCACGCCAGAGCAGAAGGAGGAGGATCTCTATGTCTAGAAAGCCAGCCGACAGCGAGTTCATGCAACTTGAAGACTTGGACATCAACTCATCGCTGGAGGGATTCCAGAACGTCTTCACCGCAGGGGAGTTCACGGAGCAGGTTCTGGACTTCCGCCAGCACGGCGTCAACAGGGACGCATTCTTCCCCTTCTGGGACAGGGAGGGGGACAAGTTCGCCCTGCGCCCGCGTGAGGTGACGATCCTGTTCGGCACCCGAGGATCTTACAAGTCCACCGTCGCCAACTATCTGGTCGCCGACTACATCATGCACAAGATCAAGGCGGGCTACATCAGCTACGAGATGGACACTCCATACCTTTTGAGCCTGATGAGTGAACAGTTAGCGAACAACGAAAACCCAACGGATGGTTACGTCGAAAAGTGCATGGCCCTGATGGACAAGTATCTCTACGTCATCAACGAGATGGTCGATAAGCCACACGCCGCCATCGCGAAGGTCAATCATATGCTGAAGCAGGGGTGCAAGTTGATCGTGCTGGATTGCCTTCAGCGCATCACTATGCCCATGAATGATCTCAATCTGGAGCGAGACTTCGTGGTCGAGTTGACCAACCTAGTCCGCACACACAACGCCCACCTGATCCTTGTCCACCACTCGCGCAAGACGGGGCACTCGGACGGGGACAACCCGCGCCCAGTTATAGACGATCTCAAGGGATCCGGAGGATTGGCTGATAACAGCATGAACGTCGTAGCCGTGTGGTCCAACAAAAAGAAGAAAGACAGGCAGTTCTGGCTGGAGAACGGGGCCGCTTCCCGAGACGACGACGTTGAGCTTTTGGCTCAGCCGGACGTCACGCTGATGGTCAAGAAGCAACGTCTGTCCGGCTTTGAGTCAAACATCGGGCTGTGGCGCACAGATGCCAGAGCCTTCCACACCAAGCACGGGAAGCCATTTGTTTACAGACCAGAACTGGAGGGGTGATGGAGGAAGAGCGCTACGCGATGAAGATCAGGCAGGCGGGGGAGCAGATGCGCTCAGCCGAGGAGGAGATTGGCAGGGCAGAGGCCATGGAAAAAATGGTGTACGCCAAAGCGATGGTTGAGGCAGAGGGAGAGGGCCACAAGACAGCCGCCGCCCAGATGAGATTCGCAGAC